TCACATGCAGGAATGATGGCTCTCCGCGGTGGTGCTGGAGCCATACGAAGCGGCGGAACCGCAATTTGATCCACGGCATTTCTCTCCTTCGCGCTCTTTCCGGCGCTGCTGCACGAGAGCGTTGACCTCGGCAGCTATAGAGTCACAGGAGGCCATCAGTTCGATCAGCGCCTCAGCATCTGGGGCGTTGGTGCCTGACAGCCAGTTCTTAGCGGCGCGTGGCGTTTTGTTCGCTGCACGTGCCAGCATTTCCTGCGCGAAGCGGTAGGGTTTGAATTCCCTCGCTATCATCGCAAGAAGCGTTTCTTTCACCGGGCTCGATGCGCTGCTCATCACAGACTTGCCCCGGCCCAAAATGGACCGATTTCGGCCCTCAATTGTCCGATCATTCCACATCGCTTTGCTCCATTCTCAGTTTTGCGAAACGAGAGAACTGGAGAAACCATGAAGAAGGAGACTGAATTTGGAGCGGTGGAATACGGGGGTGAATACGTCACCAACGCATTCTCACCTCTGGACACTGCTGACACCGCACCCGACCACTTGCACACAGACACGCCATATCTTGCGCAGTCCCTGATCCGGACAGCGAAGATCTGGCGCTGGATGCATCCGCACGCGACCGTTGAGCAGCGTAGAGAACTGCTCAAGCTGGTCGGTGCGGAAATGGAGGTTGAGTGCGGGGCCATTGGGTGAGTTACTTAGAACGGAATTTCAGAGTCGAGGTCGGAATTGCTCGGCGCATCCCATCCGCCCGTCTGCTGGCTATTCTGCTGGCTGCGGTTGTTGCTCTGGGTGCGCTGGCCCTGATGGGTCTGGCTACCTTCACCCGCTTCCTTGCTATCAAGCAGGACAAGCTCCCCGCGGAACCGCTCGACAATCACCTCAGTCGTGTAGCGTTCCTGCCCGGACTGGTCGGTCCATTTGCGGGTTTGCAGCGCGCCTTCCAGATAGACCTTGCGGCCTTTACGCAAGAAGCGTTCGGCAACCTCTCCGAGCTTATCATTAAATACCACCACGCGGTGCCATTCCGTGCGTTCCCGGCGTTCACCGGAGGCTCGGTCATTCCATGTGTCGCTCGTAGCAACGGAGAAGGAAACGATCTTCTGACCGCCCTGCGTGGTGCGGACTTCCGGGTCTTTGCCCAGATTGCCGACCAGAATTACGCGGTTTACAGAACCGGCCATCTATTTCGCCCTCACATAAATAACATCCCGGCCCTCGCGGTTGCCGTATTGGACCCACACGTCGGGATCGAGCGCGGCAACCTGTTCGAGGTGGATTGGAGAAAATCTCTGCATTCCGAACGCGGACCATTCGCTCGTGCCGGTCGTGCGGGAATAAGCAATCTTGAACCCGGCAGGCGGATTGGCGGTTTTTTTGGCGAGGGTCATAGCATCGCGCCTCGCGCATTACCCCGGCACGTGCTGCACATACGCAGATACGGGCTTTCAACCGCTATCTTCGTGTTGCAGCACAGGCAGTGGCGGCGGAACATCCGGGGTTTGGGTTTTGGCTCAGCCCTCGGCTGCGGCCCACTCTTTCCCTTATGGTCCTTAAGATATCTCTGGATGGTGCATACGTTGACATTCAGCTCCACAGAGATTTGCTGCTGGGTTAATCCATCGCGGCGCATCGCCACAGCGGACGCCATACGAGCCTTACGCGCCTCAGTCTGGGCAGTCTTGCTGCTGGTTCTGTGGAGGCGGATCATTGACGAACACCCCCATCCGTACGGGTATGCTGCGAGCGCAGATTGACCAGCGCCCGCAGCCCCACCACCATGGCAATCGCCACAACCACCATGGAGATTCGATGTGAAAAAACTTTTCCTTGAAAGCTGGTCCGAGCGCGCTTTGCAGGCTCACGAAAAAGAGGTGCCAAGCGAGCAAGTAATGGAAGTGACCGTTGGCTTTGCGATCCTTGAAACGGAAGGGAACCGCCCGACTTCAGAGCCTTTAAAAGTTCATGGCACACTAACTTGGCAAGCCGCTCGCGTTCCCGATGTGCGGCCAGAGGGTCGGATTGGTTGGCTGAAAGAGGCCCTGAAAGACTCTTTCTGAGGCGCGCTGCATCCTCGTCAGACATGCTCTCATCTGCATAGACAGGGCCAGTCAGTGAGTAAGCGATCACTCTTTTAGGGTTTTCCTCACTCACGACCGCGCCTCCTGTGTGGCGGGGGTGCGCTTGAACAGGTCGGGGCGCAGTTCCTCGCGGGGGATGCCGGTGGCGGCTTCAAGCGCGACGATCCTGCGTTCTGGGACCTTGGTCCAGCGCAGAACCGATGAGTGGGATTTCAATCCCAACAGGCGGGCCACCTTTGCGGGGCCACCGACCCGATCAATTATTGTGCGTATGGTCATGCACGGAATGTGACTTATGGTGACACTTCACGTCAAGTAAAAATGTCACCTAAAGAGTCCCGCTTTTATATAAAAGAAGACACTCTGAGTTTATGAAGCAGACAATGGGACAGCGGCTTTCCGCTTTGAGAGAAGCCAAAGGTGTGAATCAAATAGACGTTGCTGAAGCCACCGGCTTGGGCCGCACTTTTTTATCCATGCTTGAAAAAGACAAAAAGCAAGGAAGCATTGCCTCTCTGGCTGCTCTAGCTGATTTTTACCAGGTTTCCATAGACTATCTTTACCGTGGCGTTCTTCCGCCGGATGTCGCGCCTAACGTCCATGATGGTGCTGAGGAGGCTGCTTGGGTCGGCCTTTGGCGCGACATGAACGAGCCGCAACGACGAATGGTGCTGGCGATGATCAAAGCCGCCATCAACAGCAATGTTGCCTAACCCCTCCCCTTCGACTCTTACTGCCTTGTTCATGTTGTGAGTATGGCAGAACGAAATGGGAACATCAACGATGGCAACCACCAGCAGTCGAGATTAAAAATAAGGGCAGAGAATGAGGCCAACCAGAGTAGCTAACCGCAGGTCTATAGTAAGAAGGTGGTGCTCTCGTGCGCTATTTTCCGCCAATATTCTTCTCTTTGGCGTGGTCTTCGTGTTTTTCTCGTTTCATCGCGCATCGTTTGATGGAGAATGGAACGGGTCGACTGTTTCCACGATGGCTCTCACGGCAGCAACTATTGCTATGGCCGCTGTCACCTTGATGGTCGGTATCATTGCAATATGGGGCTACGCCACCCTTCGCGAGCAGGCAGAGAATATCGCTAGAGAAACTGCTCAAGATGCCGTAAACGAAATGCAGAGACAATTATCATTGACCCCCTTGGGGCCATCGCGCAGCAATCAGTCTCAAGAGACCGAAACATTGGGATATGGGGAGGAATAAATATGTTGCCTAAAATCAATGTACAGCTTGGCCTCACCCCATTCGACATTGTTGATAAATTCAAAAATGGGGCGCCTGTAGACCTCATCGGCATGGCTCGCGCCCTGAAGGTTGATGTGGACCAGAATGCATCATTTCCTGACCCAAAAACATCAGGATCCATTAAAAAGCTGCGTGATGGAACTTACCTTATCTCGGTAAATGGCAACCATTCCGATAATCGAAAGCGCTTTACGATAGCGCACGAACTGGCACATTTTCTTCTTCATAAAGACATCATTGACCGCAAAGGATTAGTTGATGATGCCATGTATAGAAGCGGCGCTTCCCGCGAAGAAGAGTACCAAGCGAACCGTATGGCGGCAGAGCTGCTAATGCCTAAAAGCTTGGTCGTGTCATTCTGGAACGCTCACGTGCGAAGCCCAAGTATTTTAGCAAAGGTTTTTGGGGCGTCCGAAGAGGCTGTTAATATACGGCTGGAACAGCTAGGATTATCCTACTGAAGTCCTCGCTTCTTTCTGTCTACTGCGTCTCCACCGGCACCTCACCCACACACCCCAGCACCTCAGGCTCTCCGTAATCCCCCGCCTCTTCATCCACGGTCATACGGACAGCCTGAGCGCCTGCCACACTAAGTAGGCCATCCCTCACCTTCTCAATCCTGCGTAACGCATCCTCGGCATCCCGGCACGCAACAGGTGTTCCTGGCTCAAGCGTCGTGCGCTTGCCAGTCTTTTTCCAGACATAAGGCTGGAAGATGATTCGTTCGGTGGCGGCCATTGTGCGACTCCGGGTATCTTGTTCCTATTATGTTCTTATATAACAATGTCACCCAAGGTTCGCATAGAGGAAAATTTTTCCTTTATGTCACTTTTAGTCACTTTTCTGCTTGACGTATTATGTCACCTTGGGTCACATTTAGCCATCACAACGCAACAGGTGATGGGCAATGACCTCCACACTCTCAATTCTCGGGACGACGATCCGGCAGGACGCGGAAGGCCGCTTCTGCTTGAATGACTGCCATCGGGCTTCTAGCGGTGAAAATAAGAACCGTCCTTCAATCTGGGTGGATAACTCCCAGACAAAAGCATTGATCGCTGAAATTCAGGCCGAAGCAGGAATTCCTGCTTTGACATCAATCAAGGGCGGCAATGCCTCTGGAACCTACGCTTGCAAAGAACTGGTCTACGCTTACGCCATGTGGATCAGCGCATCTTTCCACCTCACCGTAATCCGCGCCTTTGACGCGCTGGTGACGCAGGGACTTCATAGCGTGAAGCCCCTCACCCGTGAGCAAAAGATAGCCGAAGCATTTGTTTTGCTTCACGAAGATCACGAAAAGGCCAAAGAGCAAATCGCAGTCCTCACCCCAAAGGCAGAAGGCTTCGACCGCTTCGCAAACTCAATCGGACGCACCAACCTGCGAGAAGTCGGTAAGGCGCTCGATATCGGGTCAAAGCGCGGGATCGAACTGCTCCGGGAAACAAAATGGATTTTCCGGGCGCAGAACGGCAAGTGGCACGCTTATGCCGACAAGATCGACGCGGGTTATGTCGAAGTAAAATACGCCACATATACCAATACAGTAGGTGAAGAAATTAGCACACAGCAAGTATTCGTGACGCCAAAAGGCATGGCGCGTCTCTCCACCCGCTTGCAGCAGCATTGAGGAATAGGGCAATGACACAGACGGTTGAGCGGAATGCTCCCAAAAAATACGAACTGACAGACGAGACCACGAAATCGTGGGATGGGCGCACACTGCATCGTATCAGGGCCTTGGTTGCCATTGCGGCCTTCGGTGTATCTGTAGGCGATCTGGGCGGATTCATTGAGGCCGAGACGAATCTTAAGCAGTACGGCAATGCTTGGGTATCCGGCGATGCTCAGGTGTTCGGCGATGCTCAGGTGTCCGGCAATGCTTGGGTATCCGGCAATGCTCGGGTGTCCGGCGATGCTCAGGTGTCCGGCAATGCTTGGGTATCCGGCAATGCTCGGGTGTCCGGCGATGCTCAGGTGTTCGGCAATGCTTGGGTATCCGGCGATGCTCAGGTGTTCGGCGATGCTCAGGTGTACGGCGATGCTCGGGTGTCTCTCAGCGTCCACATTGGATGGTTCTCAAGCGTAGGCTCGGAAGCCGGAACGCTTACGTATTTCCGCCAGAAAGACGGCAGTATTTATACAAATCGTGGCTGTTTTTCTGGAACACTTGATGAATTCGAAAGCGCGGTAGATCGGCGGCATGGAGATAGCCGCATCGGGCGAGAATATGATCTGCTGATCCAGTTTATCCGCCTGCGTGCATCTGCATGGGAAGAAATTCAGCAGGAGGCTGCATAATGTCCAGCCTCAACAAAACACTCCAAACCAACGCGGGCTACATCGCAGGCCTGATCGTCGAGAACCCCTTTGTGCAGGCGTTTCTGGGCCTGCTGGTCTATGGCGGCATCGCGTTCGTCCTGATGTTCACTGATGCCGGGCAGCGCATCACGGGCGACCTGCTCGACCTGCTGCTGGGGATTTGTCAGCTGGTTGGGGAGTTGGTGTGATGGCGGAAGCTAAGTTTACACCGGGGCCTTGGTATATTTGCGCTGGGTTTGAAACAAGCAAGCCGGGAAGCTTTGAAGAATACTGGCAGGTGCATGATGGGGAAGATGCGATTGCCTGTTCCTTCAATTGCTATGCTGAGAACAGAGAAGCCAACGCCCGCCTGATCGCCGCCGCGCCGGAGCTTTATGAGGCTCTGAATGATCTGATCGCTAGCGTAAAATCTCGGGAATTATACGAAATGCAAGGCGAGGCGGAAAAAGCAGAAGCGGTCCTCGCCAAAGCCCGCGGCGAAACCCCCTGACACCCCCGCGTCACCCGGTTTGCGGACCGGGCTTCGTGGCCGTGTTGGCGGCAGATGATTTCCTTAGGGAGAATTGAAATGTCTGAGACATTAGAACGCCCGTTTCTGACGGTGCGCCTTGCACCTAACCCGCATCTTGAACCTGCACCTGTTCCGTATTGCGCAGAAATGGAGAGGCATGCGCGGGCTGATGAAGTGGATCTGGTGAAATTCAGTGACATGCTCAAGGAGTGCCACAAGTTTGGCTTGAAGCTCATGAGTGATCTGTATTTCGCCAAGGAATTGGAGGGGTTGCCGGAGAGTGTGCAGGCTTTGGCAAATGCCATTGCGGACACCGACAAGTCTGACATCCCCTATCTTTGGGATTTCATGTCGTGAGTGACCCCATCCTAACCGCCGTCAATCGTGTCTATGCCGAGTATCTCCATCAGGAAATCAGCGGCGTGAACCAGTGCATGAAGGCAATTCGTGCGCCGGGTGCGAACACGGACGGGCAGGCTCTAGAATTGATCGGCGTTCTCGAAAATCTCGAGCGGCGCGCAAAGCATGCGCGGGATCTGTTGCGGGCTGAACTGTCCAATCAGATGCAGGCGGATGGCGTCGTATGTCTGGAATCAGCGAACTGGAAGGCGACGGTGATGCGCCCTGCTTCGACGGCACACATTGCCGATGAAAAGGCGCTCAAGGCGGCGCGGCCCGAACTCTGGAAGCCGCAGCCGGACAAGCTGGACCGGACGGAACTGAACAAACTGGTGCGCAACGGGCCGGTGCCCGGCGCAACCCTCACAAATGGCGGCGCTCCCACGTTACGGGTGAGCGCGCGGAAGGATATTTGAAATGAGCAGTGCACTCACGACACATAGCCCGGTCTTGCAGCCCTCCAACTTTCAGGAGCTGGTTGGATTTGCAAAGATGGCTGCCGGGTCAGACCTTATGCCGAAAGACTATAAGGGCAAGCCTGAAAACATCATGATCGCTGTCCAGATGGGGTCTGAACTTGGGCTTGCACCGATGCAGGCAATCCAGAACATCGCGGTGATCAATGGGCGTCCGAGCATCTGGGGGGATGCAATGCTCGGGCTTGTGCGCAGCTCAGGAAAATGCGCTTCGGTGCGAGAATACTTCGAAGGTGAAGGCGATAATTTCAAAGCTGTTTGCATCACCAAACGCGTAGATGGCGATGAAATTACCTCTGAATTCAGTGTTGCAGATGCGAAGAAGGCAGGCCTCTTCGGTAAGCAGGGTCCATGGCAGCAGTACTTGCGCCGGATGCTACAGATGCGGGCGCGCGGTTTTGCTCTCCGCGATGGTTATCCTGATGTGCTTAAGGGTCTGATCTCTGGCGAAGAGGCTCAGGACATTCCGCCTCAAACGATTGACATCACTCCCCAGCCGAAGCGCGTTGAGCAGACCCGCGCGCCTGTCGATCACATTGCGCTTTTCCGTGACCGCCTCGCCAAATGCGATGACCTTCGCAGCGTTGATGGTGAATGGGGCCGGTGGGGAACGACGATCAAGCGGGCTGCGGAAGCTGGACGCGCAATCAGTGAAGAAATCCAAGGCGCCGTGCAGGATATGATCGCAGAGCGGCGCGCCGAACTGGAAGCTGAAGTCGCCCAGACCCCTATTGAAGAAATGGCAGAAGCATGACCCAAAAAACCAAACTAGAAATCATCGGCGAATACAGCAAAGACCATCCGGGGCCGTTTGCAATAGATAGCGCCAAATCTGCTGAAGTTCTTTACGTGAAGACAAATGTTCACTGTGTGGTTAACGGAATTGCGTTTGTCACAACAGAAGACGTTGATGGCCCTTGGTGCTCCAAGATAGAGTACATCATGTGCGCCCGCGAAGTTCCTGAGCCGCGGGAGTTTTGGGTGAATGAATACCACGGCGGGAATCGTGTAGTTTATGACAGCCCAGAGAAGGCGCAGGAATTTCAGGTTTGCCTTAAGCGCACCATCCACATGATCGAAGTCCTGCCGGGAGAAGGCGCATGACCGCCAAACCCACAGCCGTAGTCGTGCGGTTGCCGCTGAGTGACTCTCATGTCCTTGCGCTTCTTGATGCCTACACAGGCGACAAGGAGACGACAAACCCTAAGATGGAGGCTACCCTCCTCGCCATCGGCACGCCTGTTGTGGGTGGGGAGTTGGAAATTCTAGGCTATGTTCCCAATGGAAATCTCTGGGATGATGCGCGATTTGGTGTGCGCAATCTATACCGAACGACACACGATGGGGCATGGACCCGCGCTGTCACTGGGTTAGCTGACGCCCATGCAGCCCTTGCTGCTGCGCAGGCGGAGATTGGACGGTTGCGCGATGCTCTTGATGACGCAAAGAGATTTCATGAGGATCAGGACAAAGCATTTTCTAAACAGCCACCATCTGCACAAGGCCAGTGGCATAGGCACCAACATCAAGAGCAGATCGAGCGCATCGAAGAAGCCCTGAAAGGCCCGGCAGCATGAGCGAGGAACAGAAAAGCCTGATCCTACCGGAAATCATTACGCCAGATATTGAAAAAACTCTTGGCCTCATGTGCTTTGAATGCGCTCGTTATGCTCATGCTTTCAAAAAAGGCGGGGAGAATATCGCGCCCCGGGCCGAGAGTGAGCAGGCGGCAATTATCTTCAAAGTGCTGCGGAATGTCTTGTCTGGCATGAGCTTTGATGAAGCATTCCGCAAAATGCACATTGAGGCATGTGACGCGCAGGAGAGAAGGCGTGATGGATACACTATCAACCCCCACCAACTGGCCCAACCCCGAGCAGCCCGGCTATCCGATGTTTCCTGAGCAGAGTGGGACGCATATTTTGCGATACCGGGACCAATGCCAATTCCGTTGGTGGGATGCTAATTTGGAGTGCTGGTTCTTCGATGGAGTAGAAAAGCAACCCGCAGCCCCAGAAAAAGTAGCGCGTATGTATTCATACGCAATGGTCTGTCTTCTCCCGAGACAAATAACCGAGCTGCTGGCGGGGGAGCGGGAGAAATGCGCCCGTGAGGCAGAAAGTCACCGCTCCATGGCCAACCCGCATGCTGTATCTGAATGGGACGTCGTGCGGTCCAGCACCGCAAACGCCATTGCACATGCAATCCGCAACCTAGGAGACGCGGCATGAATACCCCATCTTACCATGATTTATTCATCACAACGTCTGATATCCCTAGAACGTCCATTTCCAATCTCCCATTCAACTATAAGGTGATTTGCACAAGATCGGCAGGGTGGGAATTGTGGATCGGAGAAAGTTTAGCTGCGTCTGAATATGCCAAAGATAACTGGCTTGTTCTTGATGTTTTGGGGAATGTGATCGTCGATGGGCGAGACAATATGGAGGAAGTGGCATGAGGACGAGAGATGAGCAGATTATTGGGTGTGCTCAATACCTAATCCGTATGAGGAACGATTGCAAATCTACCGAATATGACTTGGTAGAGTGCATTATTCACGAAGCAGAACAGCGTGTTCGGGCGGAGATTGGGCGCGATAGTGAGCGGTTGGATTGGTTGGAGCAGAAGTTCCGTTCATGCACCGTCTATATGAACGGGGAGCAAATGTTCATGCCGGGACCGAAAGTTCGCAATTTGAAGGGTCGTGATTTTCGGGAAGCCATAGATAAAGCGCGGGAGAACGCCAATGACTGACCCGAGGATCGAGGCTCTTATCACAGCCGCACAGGCAGAGGGCCTCTCATTCAAGCACGCAATCAGCGGCGACGATGACCAAACGATTGCAGCACGTATCCTCGCAGCAGCAGACGCGGCGGCTTGGAGGCCTCTGGTTAAATTCCCACCACCGTCAAATGCTGTCCTGATCAAGTCTGAGCAAGGCGGAGAAAAACACTACGCTGTTGCAAAGTGGGATTTGAAGATCGACGCATGGAGGAATGAGGACCAGATGTATTCGCCTCGTTACTTCACCCAATGGCAACCCCTGGGCGGAGAGATAGGCGCATGACCTGTGGACGCTACGAAATAACGATCCCGATTACCATTGGGGATGCAATGGCACTCCTGAGGGGAATTGAAGACGCTCAGGATATTGCCCAGGCGGCGCTCCGTCTTAACGAAAACATCAGCCGGGTGGGGAAACTAATCGAGCGCCACCCTGAGCCCGAAGCCAGCGAGGGTTACTGACCATGAACACAATAGCCCCCGACCACTACAAAACAGAAAGCGGCCTGCAGGTATGGGATGTTACCCGTTACATGTCCGGCAACATGGCGCAGGCGTTCCAGTATGTTTACCGGGCCGGGCGTAAGGGCAACGAGGCCGAGGATCTGCGTAAGGCTGTGGCGTTTTTGGAGGATTGGGTTGCGCACCCTGACGTGCCGCGTGCTGTGCTGCCGGAAGGTATTGAGCCGACGGACGGGCCGAGTGTTGGTGGCTGTCTCCTGCTCGACATTCCCGATGGAAGCCAGTGGAAGGTCCAGCCTCTGATGCAGATCATTTCCGCTGATAGCTATGAGGGGGAGGCGATGAATGGTCAGCCATTTTGCGGCCGCCGCCTCATTACAAACGAGACGTTGCCACGTCTGAAAAAGCGCATCGCTGAGTTGGGAGGGGTTGATGGGTGAGACGCTTGCGCCTGTCCAGAAGCGCACGATGAACGTTAAGGAGGCTGCCGAATATATCGGCGTCTCCCCGACAAACTTCCGGATGAATATCGCTCCATCCATAACGCCAGTCAGAGTGTCGCCGGGCCGCATCGTCTATCTCCTTCAGGATCTGGACGCCTACCTCGACCGCCTCTCTGGGAAAACAGCGCAGGCATCCGGCCCGACCGGATGGGAACAATTTACGTGACAGTTATCAGGCTGAAATACGTCCATCGCTTCAAGGATAGGTATGGGCGTGTTCGGCACTATCTCAGAAAACCCGGGTGCAAGCGCGTTCCGTTGCCTGACCCAGCAGACAAAAATTTCTATCGCGAGTATGAGCGCCTGCTGAACGGGCTGCCACCAGAAGCCGCCAAGAGCCAGCCTATCAGGTCAGCAATTCCGGGTAGCCTGGCAGACCTTATCTGCCACTGGCGGACCACGCATGCCTACAAGTCGAAAGAGCCCAGCACGCAGGCTGTTTATAACAGGCTGATAAAACGCATTGAGCAGGCGGATTACTCACGAGCAGCGGCGGCTACTATGGCGCCGGCCAACGTGCGCTACATCATGCGCCAGTTTTCAGACAGTCCGACCACGGCCAACCGCATTCTGACGATCCTCAATTCCCTGATGGATGCTGCTATCGACCTGGGGTGGCGGGACAACAACCCGTGCTTTGGGATCAAGCGTATTCGCGTGGAGTCTGAGGGCATCCATTCGTGGACTGATGCTGAAATCAAAGCCTACGAGGCGCGCTGGCCGTCCGGGTCAAAGCAGAGGCTAGCCTTTGCCCTGCTTCTCTATACGGGACAGAGGCGCAGCGACATCGTGAAAATGGGGCCGTCAGATTATAAGGAAATCTCAGGGCAGCGGATGATTTCCGTCACCCAGCAAAAGACGAATGTGAAGCTCCTGATCCCCATTCATGCCAGCCTGCAAAGGGAGCTGGACGCATGGATATTTGAAGGACAGCCTACATTCCTGTTGGCTGAGCGCGGCAAGCCCTACTCAGCAAATGGGTTCTATAATTCATTCAGCGATTGGTGCCGGGAAGCCGGCCTACCGACCGGATGCAGCCCGCATGGCTTGCGTAAGGCCGCCGGGCGCAAGCTGGCTGAGGCCGGGTGCACGCCACACCAGATCGCCGCGATTCTCGGGCACAAGACTTTGACTGAGGTTGAGCGCTATACGCGGGCCGCAGATCAGTCCCTACTCGCCATTGAGGCCATGAAAAAGATGACCTGA